GTTTGGTTAAAGGTTTGAAGATGGCTTCTATTTTTGTATCTAAATTATGACACACGACTGCACCTATGCCTTAGACCTTGATGGTTCTATAACCTGTAGTCTTTGTGGTGCAATGGATGATGATATGGACAATAGCATCTTTGAAACACAGGTAGATTTTGAATGATGAACTTAGAAATCCCAGATCCATTTACAGCCTTTGTCGCTAGGAAAGAACGTAGGTCTAATGGGTTTATATATGATTGGTTTGCTGGAGAATGGTCTATGAACTGTGGATGTTGTGGATATCTTATGTGTGCCCCCACAAAAAAGACAATAACTAAGACCAGACTTTATCATACTAGAAATGAGTGTCTCAATGGATACTAAATGTAATGAATGTAATATGTCAGAATTTGAAGAAGACTTTTATGAAACCCATCAATGGCTTCCAGAAAAATTATGGTGTATTAATAAAAAATCATGAGGATAGTAATCTGTCCTACCTGCAATAAAGAGTGGGAACTTAGATGGGGTATCTTTGCTTACGATTCTTTATCTAGGCATATGAAGACTACTCACCGATAGTGCCCTTTAGGGCATAGGTAGGTTTGTTTATCTATTTTCCGCCGAACTTAAAAAATGCTATACTTAACAAATGGCCACCATTGTTGATATTGACGATACTCTTCTTAGAAACGGAACTCAACCTATCCGCCGAGTTATTGATTATGTTAACGCTTTGCCAGGTGCCTTAATTATTGTAACTGGAAGAAATGTGTCACAGCGTAAAGAAACTGTGGCAGCGTTAAGAGCAGCAGGAGTTAAATACTCTAGACTTATTATGAATCCAGGATCTTCTGCAAATACCGCTAAATATAAATATGAAGTTGGTATGAAATTGAGATCTCAAGTTAATTTAGCAATTGATAATAATGCAACTATGAGGGCAGCCTATTCCAGAGCAGGTATACCAACAAAAGATCCTGCAACACTTCCAGATATGAAAAAATTCTGGGCTATACAATTTTGATTTTTTACCAATATTTGCTATAATTAATTTGTCGCCCTAGGCAAGGAGACGAATATTAATAAATTAAACTACCTAGTCCCGCCATCGGACTTTAAATATAACGGGCGCAGAGGCATGAACGGTTGTTCCCTATCTTGTGGAAGTGATCGTAACTCTCTTGTCGGGTGAGACAGCGACATAAAATAACTGGTTACACCTGAGCATGTGTATAAAAGGCTTATTTGACTTTATATAAAGCCTTTGATATACTAAATATATGATAACTTTACTTGCTATAGCAATTACTTGGTATTTAACTAAAATATACTACACACGATCAATGTTTATAAGATCAGAGCATATTGAAAATGGTCTTATAAGGGCAACATGTGTTAAGTGTTCTAGAACATCTGTTGTATCAGAAGCAAATATGAGAAATCCATTTTATTGCATAATTTGTCATTAACGCTTGACTTTTAATAAAGTTATTGAGATAATTAATACATGCAAACCTTTCTACCTTTTTCGGATTACGAACAGGTCGCCGAAACCCTAGATAATAAACGCCTTAATAAGCAAATTCTTGAAGGCTATCAAATATTAAAAATATTATCTGGTGCATCAGAGTCAGGTGCTTGGAGAAACCATCCAGCCGTATTGATGTGGAAAAACTCTGAGCATTACCTTGATGAGTATATTAAGTATATGGCTATTGAGGCTAACTACCGTGGAATTAAAACAGATAAAAATATATCAAACCTTAAAGAATTAAAGGCTAAGTTTGTAAAGCGTTGGGGTAATGCTAAACCAATCTGGTCTCAGCCAGAGCATCTTGATCGTGTTACTCTTAGTCATAGGGCTAATTTATATCGTAAGGATTCTATGCATTATGCAGGGTTTAGATTAAATACCGCCAATCCTTGCTGCGATAAGTGTTTATATTATTGGCCAACTCATACGCTATGATCTGGTGGATATGGAAACGACATATTAAGTGTCGTATGGGCTTTCATTTTACATTGGGCAAGGAAGATAAAAAGTTTTGCCTTATATGCTCGGAAGAAATGTTTTAATAGTCTTATTAATTATGTTGATTACTTTGCGGGATGAAATTGCTTGCGAACTAAAGGCTTCAGTATATCCATGTTGAGGCATATCTTCTTTAGTCAGATAAGCCTTTGGAAACTTATTACGAAGAACACTTAAAACCTCAGATTCAATCTGCCTTGCCAAACCTCTATCTTGAAAATACCAATACTTAACCAGCACCCAACCCTTGACCCTGTGTTGTGAGTATCTACGATTAGATAGGTTTGCTATACCAATCTTAAATGATTTAAGGGTTGGAGAGTATATTAGGTATAACAGGGTTCTTTCCATGTGTTTATTATATCTTGACATACCTCTTTAAAATTGATATACTGAATACATAAGCAAGGGGGCTAAATTGATTAATATATTATTTCTTATACCAGCATTTATTTTGGGATACATTGCATGTTATTTTGTAATGACATACAAGGTTAACTAATGAAAGAACCTAAGATAATGAGTATGGATTGGAGAGGTCTTGGATACTGGCCTGTCTGGAAAGATGGTAGGATAGTCTGGGAGAAAGAAGATAAGTAATGCATACCTATGAATTTACCTGTGATGGCTGCGGTACCAAGATCACTATGGAGATACATAAAGAGTTAGATTATAATCTTCACTGCCCTTGCGGATTAAAAATGACGCTGATATTTTATTTAAAGAGTCCAGATATAAGAACAGAAAACTAAGAGAGATTGGGTTGGGTATATTTAAAAAATGCAAAAAACATTAGAAATGCATTTTAAAGAACTAAGAGAGCAAATAGCCAAAGAGATTGAGGCTATTGAAATTAAAGATAGTATTGAAAATGCTGTTGGTATGAGATTACTTGCTGCTAGGGTTGCAAGAGGATAAATCTTTTTAAGCAGCAGTAGCCAAGTTGGTTAAGGCACCGAACTCATAATTCGGCTATCGTAGGTTCAAGTCCTACCTGCTGTACGATTGGTCTGTAACTCAATTGGTAGAGTGCCAAACTGTTAATTTGGAAGTTGCTGGATCGTGCCCAGCCAGACCAGCAATGCGGAAGTAACTCAATTGGTAGAGTTTCTGCCTTCCAAGCAGACTGTTGCGAGTTCAAGTCTCGTCTTCCGCTCCACGTCTCCATCGTCTAGTGGTTAGGACAACACCCTTTCACGGTGTAAACGAGAGTTCAATTCTCTCTGGAGATACGCCTTTGTAGTTCAGTGGATAGAACAATTGACTTCTAAGCCATGTGTCGCAGGTTCAATTCCTGCCAGAGGTACATCTAATATTTTATCCAACTTGCATCTTTTAATCTAGAGTGCTATACTAATTATTATGAAAAAGATACTTACAACTACTATAGCAATTATTCTAACAGTTTCACCAAATACCGCTTTTGCAAAAAACAATAAAGAAGATGTAAAACAAATTAAAAAAACATGTTCTTTTTTAAAATCTAATTATTCAATCTCTGTATTTGATTCTTGGAGAAAAGGTAAATCGTCAGACGAAGATTTAATTAGTGAATTAGATAAAAATATAAATGTTATAAAAAAAGAAGTTAATAAAAATAAATTTTCAATGAAAACTAATTTAAAAAATCTTTTAAAGTCTGAAGATATTATAAAAAATGCTATAATTGAAAAAAATTTAGATATGGTTGCAGATGGACTTTTATTGAACATGTCATCATTTGAAAAAATAAATGTGATATGCTTAAACATAAGATAGGGGGTATTTTATATGTTTAAAAAAAACCTTAGTGGTTATAAAAATATTAAATTTACTAATGTTTTAGACAATAATTTTTATCCTCCTCAGCCAGCATCAAAAAATATTCCACAGTGGTATAAAGATACAGAATCATATATTGATAATGAAAAAAAATTTGTGAATAATGTTGTTCGTCAAACTATTAAAAAATGTATACCAGTATTTGATGCCATAACTGCAGGGTATATTATTTATACTCAAGTAGATGTAGATGTTGCAAAACAGGAAAATGGTGAATCCCTGTATTCTTGGCCATCACAAGAACCAATAAGTTTTCATGCTATTGAACAAGCAAAACTGCATCCAAGCCAAAATGGAAAAACATATCCAAAATGGATGAATCCATGGATTGTTCAAACAGATCCAGGATATTCATGTTTATTTGTTGATCCACTTAACAATCCAAATAGTATTTTTACTATTATACCTGGAATTGTAGATACTGATAAATATTTAACTACAGTCAATTTTCCCTTTGTTTTAAATAATCCCAATTGGACTGGTGTTATACCAGCAGGAACTGCAATTGTACAAGTAATACCATTTAAGAGAGATTCCTGGAAGCATAGTTTTGGAAATGAATATGATATTAAAAATAACAATCTCACTTTCCAAAAACTTAAATCATCAATATATAATTCATATAAGAAACATTTTTGGTCAAAAAAAGAATATCAATGATAGGGGAAAATAGTATGGAGTCTCAAAAAGTAAACAGAACAAAATGCATTAACGGATCTTATGTACATAGATTTGATGCTTTTGTTGATGAAAAAATGAATGTAACAGAAAAATGTAAAGACTGTGGTGTTTCATATTTCCATAATGTTAGTAAGTCATATGAAGATATGACTAAAAATGAACAAAAAGAAAAATAAGAAAAAAAATTTTTTATTGGTAGGTGGCACTTCAAGCCTATCAAACTATTTAATTTCTTTAGCAAAAAATAACCAATATTCTGTTTATGCAACATATAAAAATAAAGATAAAGTTGTCTATCAAGATGGTGTTAAGTGGTTAGAACTTGACATATCTTCACAAGAGTCTATATTATTATTTTTAAACAATATTCCAAATAATTTTTATGATAAAGTAATTTTTTTAGTTGGAAAAACAACAAAAAAGAAGTATAATAAAATAAACATAGTTGAACTTGAAAAATATTACATTGAACAAGCATCAAATTATATATATACATTACAAAACATTTTAGCCAAAACAAAAAATAATGGATCCGTAGCAGTAGTTACTTCTAGAGCAGCAAATTATGGCAGTTATGACGTTCATTACTCAGCAGTTAAAGGTGCTATTCAGTCTGCTGTAAAATCATTGGCAAAGTTTACAAAGAATAAAACTATTTTTTGTGTATCCCCATCTTTAATATTTGATTCAAAAATGTTTAAAGAAATGTCATCAAAAAATATTGCTAAGCATTTAAAAAGAACAAACAACAAATTATTAAAAAAAGACGAAGTTGCTTCATTTATATGGAACTCTTGTAATACAAGTTTAATCAATTTAAATGGCAAGGTCCTAGAAATTGGACGAGATCTTATATAATTAATAGTATTAGTAGTAATATATTTTAACATAATAACTAGAGATCTGGTATCATAGAAGTATGTTTTGTGACTACTGTGGTGGCAGGTTAGTTAATGGTGATTGCAATAATTGTTTTAGTAATTCAAGTGCCCTGAGAGATTTTGAGGATGAAGATGACTAACTGGACAGAAGAACTAACAGAAAAACAAAAAGAAGAAATTTGGGATTTTATTGTTTTTACAGTTAAAGAAATCAGAGATCAGATTGCTGTAGATATTGAAGGAACTTCAGAACTTTGGAATGCTAAAGGATTAAACAAATCTCGTAGAACACAAAAAGCCTTTGATATTTCTGCTGCTATTGCTAGGGGTCAGAATGAGGTTCAAATTGAAAAACCTTGAAGATGGAATAAAATCAATTCTTCTTGACATTGGACAAGACATGAAAGTTCATAAATTAGATACTGATAATTATATTATTGACATAGAATATGATAAGTACACTATTAGAATTATGGAATTATTTAAAGAATACTTGGAGCACTAATGGCTAATATAGTATTTCTTGGTAACTTTGAGGTATCTTATAGTAGTGAAAATCATCATGCTAAGTCTTTAGAGTCTCTTGGGCATACCGTTGAAAAATTGCAGGAAAAGAAAGTAACAAGCGAACAAATACTAAAACGAGCATTACAGTCAAATCTTTTTATCTGGGTTCATACACATAGATGGAACACTCCAGGATCAATACCAATGGATGAAGTTCTAAAACAGTTAAACTCTGTTGGTATTCCTACTATGACGTATCATCTTGATTTGTGGTTTGGCATTGAACGACAAAAAGATTTAGAGAATGATAACTTTTATAAAACAATTGGGCATTTCTTTACAGTTGATAAACTAATGGCTGATTGGTTTAATAAAAATACAAATGTAAAAGGACACTTTATTCCTGCTGGTGTTTACGATAAAGAATGCTACATTCACCCAGACTATGATAAGCATGGCTTTGAACACGATGTTATTTTTGTTGGTAGCAGGGGCTACCACCATGAACATAAGTATCGCCCAGAACTAATAGACTTTTTAAGAAAAACATATGGCAAAAGATTTCTTCATGTTGGTGGAGACGGAGATACTGGAACTGTGCGTGGTGAAGCATTAAACCGTATGTATGCAAAAAGCAAGGTAGCAATTGGAGATAGCCTTAACATTAACTTTAACTATCCTTACTATACTAGTGATAGGTTGTTTGAAAGTACTGGTCGTGGTGGTTTTACTATATACCCTCGCATTAAAGGTCTTGAAGAATACTTTGAGGATGGCAAAGAAATTATTTTTTATGAGCACGGTAACTTTAATGATTTAAAACAAAAAATAGATAAATATTTATTAGATGGTTTATCAAGAGAAAATATCAGGGTGTCGGGGCATGAAAGAACAAAGAATGAACACACTTATGTGCATAGGTGGTCAGCAATATTAGAAACGTTAAGCCTAAAATGAAATACTTAGTTACTGGTGGTGCTGGTTTTATTGGATCAAACCTTGTTGATAAGTTAATTAGTCTTGGTCACGATGTTATTTGTATTGACGATGAATCTGCAGAGTGTCATGAGCAATTCTATTGGAATAATAAAGCACAAAACTACAAATATGATATTTGTGATTATGATTTAGTTGCCCCATTGTTTAAAGATGTTGATTGTGTATTTCATGTTGCATCTGATGCAAGAATACAACCAGCAATATTAAATCCTAAAAAATCTATTCAGTCAAACGCAGTGGGAACAGCCAATGTTCTTGAACTTTGTAGGGTTAACAATGTAAATAAATTAATTTATTCAAGCACATCTTCTTCTTATGGGAAAAAGGCTTCTCTTCCAAACCAGGAAACACAAGCATCTGATCCATTAACTCCATACTCTGCTGCTAAAGTTTTTGGTGAAAACCTTGCAAGAGTTTATTATAATCTTTACGGACTAAAAACTATATCACTTAGATACTTTAATGTCTACGGAGATAGACAGCCATTAAAGGGTCAATACGCACCAGTAATAGGACTATTCTTAAAACAATATAATGAGTCAAAGCCATTAACAGTAGTTGGAGATGGCTCTCAGCGTAGAGATTTTACACACATATCAGATGTAGTACAAGCAAACATACTTGCATCTCAAATTGAAACTGGATTTGGTGAAGTGTATAACATTGGGTATGGAACTAACTACTCTATACTTGATATTGCTAATATGATTTCAAAAGATATTAAATTTATACCGCCAAGAATTGGGGAGGTGCAAGAAACTCTTGCATCTAATTCAAAATTTAAAAGTTTGACTGGATGGACACCAAAAACATCACTGAAGGATTGGTTAAATAAATGAACATTAATTTTGGATGTGGAAGCATTCAGCCATCTAATTGGACTAATATAGATATTGATCCAGAGTTTAAAACCGAGTACAAAGATTTAAGTTTAATACTTGACAACTCTTGTGATATTATTGTTTGTCATGCAATAATTTGTTGTGTTAAATATCATGATATTGAAAAACTATTATCAGAATTTTATAGAGTTTTAAAACCAAGCGGAGTTGTAAGAATTAGCCTTCCAGATATAGTGTCTGGGTTTGATGCATATAAAAATAATAATATTAACTTTTTCCCTAACTCTGAAGATGACTTAGATAAAAGATTTTCTGCATGGCTAACTTGGTATTCACATTCAGCATCATTACTAACAAGCAAGGCGTTGCAATATAAACTACAGGCTGTTGGTTTTAATAATGTCTCTGAAACAAATTTTAAAGAAACAATTTATTCAAATGAAAAAATTTATGAACTTGATACAAGAGAGCATGAATTTTATTTTATGGAGGCAAGCAAATGACTGAAATGATTAAAGCAACAATTAATGGTGAATTTGATATAACTCTTCCAAAACATCGTGCAGATAGACCAGAATGGTATAAACCCCATGGATGGGAAAAGTTAAGACTAAAATCAATGCATGAGAATATTGGTAGTGGGGACGTTGTTTACTATGTTGGAGCAGAAGAAGGTGAGTTTCCAGCACTTTGCCAAATGTGGGGGGCTGAAGTAGTTTTGTTTGAACCTAACCCAAAGGTATGGTCACACTTTCCAATAACCTGGTCTGCAAATAATTTAAAAATACCAATGGTATGCATACCTGGGTTTGCATCTGATAAGATAAATAATCTTGCACGTATTTATTATAATGAGTGGCCACCAGAAGTTAATAATGAAATTGTAGCAGCGCATGGATTTAAAGAATTATATCTTGAAGGTGATGCCTACGGTCAAATTACTATAGACTCTTGTGTCTATGATCATAATATTAAACCACCTACCGCTATTTCTTTGGACGTAGAGGGAAGTGAGTGGAGGGTCCTAGGAGG